TTGCCGAATGCTGGGTGTCGTGCTTCTTGTCCATCTTGGACTTTTCCCAAGCCGACATCGACATGCCGTACTTTTTAGCAAGCTTCTTGTCCTGCGCTTCATCCTTAGCAGAACCCTCCCAAGCGCGACCGCCAGATTTACGCACGTTACGCATGTACGCTGCTGTTTCTGATACAGTCTTTGGCGAAGGACCTGAGCGCTTGACTGGCGCTGGCGTGGGCTTTGGCTTTGGCTTAGGCGCTGGAGTTGTCTCGCCACCGCCGGGAGCCAAGTTGAGTTCTTTGTTTGAAATAGGGCGACCGGAATCGTCGGTTGGGCGCGATGATGTGTAAATGTCGGGGATACCACCACCGCCCTTTTTCATGGCTCGACCGCCTGTTTTCAAAGCACCAATGTGCTTCTTGCCTTCACGGGCTTCGTTTGCATCTTTGTAATTGCGGTTCACCAGTGCATCAACCGTGAGGTGCTTGCTACCTGCGCGTGGCTTCTTGCCTGCATGCTTTTTGGCGTCAGCGCCGGAAACAGCGACAACCTTGCCACCCTTCTTGTAAGCGCGACGTGAAACTGGGCGCATGCCCGTCTTAGCTTCAGAATCAAGAACTTGCTCAGGACCGTAGTCAGAAGCGTCAACCTTGCCCGACTTCGCTGAGGTTAAACGATGAATTTTTGCGCGCATTGCGCGACGAGCGTTGCGGGACATCTCTGACATTACAGTCTCCTGTCTTACCGAATTACCGGCGAATGAAAGCTTCCACAAAATTGTGGCTGCAAGCACGTTACCCTTTTTTCAAACCCTTTGCAATCATCAAGGCGCTGCGGACCTGATGGCGCTGAGGCATTGCGGCAGCAGCCATAGCCTTCTTGATGCCGCCGCCGTAGGCCTTAGCAACTGGTGTTGCCTGACCCGGTCGCGACTTCACATTGTAGAGGGTGTCGTTATTGATCAAGTTGATTGTGTTGTGGGCAGCGTCCGCATAATCTGCTGGGGCGGCTTTTTCAGAAGCCACGCCCATCTTGCCGAACAGATCTTTTTCAAGGAACCACAGGGCTGCCTGAATGTCGGCAACGGTGATGTCCTTGCCATACTTGTTTTTCAGGATGCGCTGCGCTCTTTCAACCGTATTCTGCTGGAAGTCACGCTCACTATTGCCACGGGGCGCTGCGACCGGAAGTTCGCGGTTTTCCATCCAGTTCTTAGCGCGGCGGCGAAGGTCGCTCTTATCTTTGTAACCGCCTTTGCGGTACCTGTCAGATAGCGTCTTCGCCATTTCAAGCATTTTTTCAGGATCATTGATTAACGCATCAACGTCATCACGCCCCATCCCGGCAACGTCGTTGCCATGCTCCCAAGGGGCGGGAGCGCCATTTTTCATAGCGACCTGACCGTTGGATGTCTTGCCCGGTGCAGCTTCATCCAACGCCTGATCGGGATTGTGGTGAGCATGCTCAGCGACAAGCGCGTCACGGAAATCCTGATATTGCTTTGCCTCAGCCATTGGCGTGTGGATGAAGTTGTGACCCAGAAGCCTATTCCAAGTGCGACTAAACCAAAGATCCGCTGTAAGAGTAGAGTAATCGCCGCTCAGATTATTGATGAACGATCCGATTTTGGGACCGAAAACCGTCCAACCAGTGACCTTTTGGTTGGCACCACCCTGCATGCTCAGTGGCTTTCCATCAGGGCCGTGCAGTTCAGGATTATCCTTGAGTATTTTGTTCCACTCAGAAACGCTTTTTTTCTGACCAAAAAGGTCGCGCATTGCATCACTGCCGTTGGTATCGACAAGGTGATGGAATTTAATCAAGTTCTGCTCAATGGCACGGGTTTTGTCGCCAAACGTGCCCTTCATCTTTTCGACACCCTCAGGCATCGACATATTTCCATCGCGCAGCAAATTATAAAGGCGCGCAGTATGAACGGAGTTGGAATGGACGTCGTTGCCCTGAGAAGTAATGCCAAGGATTGCATGGAAAAGCATGCGCTTGTCATCATCAGTTTTTAGTTCTGGGAAGACGCCCTCATAGGCCTTCATCGCCTTCTTCAGGGCTTCGTCATACCAGCCAATGGCTGATTTATCAGCGGTTTTGACGTGATAATCGACTTCTTTGGCAATGTCCTTGGCGATTTTTTCCATCGCATCTTTGCTGAAGTCGCCCGGCTCAATTTGACCATGCGCAGCAGCCCTGTTCTGCAATGCAAACAGGGCGTCACCGACAGTCGCCTTACCCCTGTCTCCAGTTGGGCGAATGTCTAAGTCTTCAGTGCCCTCCATAAGGGGCACGACGGTGCGGTCTTTTGATCCGGGGAGAAGTGCCGTCCGGACCTTCTCATGCTCTTCGTCGGAAAGCCCGTAAGTGTCCCTTAGCCGATCCGGTGAGAGCCGGTAGCCTTCCGATGCGACTGCTTTGGCGTATGGTGCGACAACGTGATCGACAACCCTTCCGAATAAATCGGATGGTCGTGAGGGGCTGCTGAAATCCCCAGACTCTCCAGCTTCGCTTTCATGCGGGCCAAAGATTCCCCTGAGGTAACTCTGCGCATAATTTAAATCCCCTGATGTGTTTACATGATGTATATGCGGCAAGCCCGCTTTTTCTTGAACCTTTTTAACCGACTCTGCGAATTTGTCAAACTCGTCACCTTCGTCCCCAAAGTGCATAAATTTGACGCCGCGACCGTCGCTGGTTTGCGAAAAATCAAGGCCCTCTTCGCGGGAAGCCTCATGGATACGGTCAAGATCAGCTTTTGAAAGATTTTTATCCCGACCCATGTAAACAGACGGAATTCCTTCGTTTTCTGGGTTTGGATTATGCAGCCCCTTGACGGCTGCATCCTGCATAAAGCCAAAACCAAGCAGGTGAGAAAGCTTCTCAGCGGCGTCCGGAGTCATGTCCGGATGGCTGATGTGGAAGGAGGGCTCAATTTCTCCTTTCCACGTCCCAAGAATTGGTTTTATGGTAAAATTACGCAGACCCGTGAGTTCTTCAGTCAGGTCATTAAAGCCCTTGCTCTTAAATATTTTTTGCGTGGACTTGTGGACGCGATCCATGCGCGGCTCATTAAATACAGGGTGCTGAACCGGCGGTGGCGTTGGCTGATCTTCACCCTGAGGCGTTGTGTAGGTCCAAGGCTCATGCTCTTCCATGGTGCCAGCGCGGACTGGGTAACCGCCCATTTTGCCGGGGCGCGGAGACACGGTTACGGACGGGGTGTTTTCAGCCTCAAAAGAACTGGCCATTGGGCTGGTCTGCTCAACCTCACCGCCACCAGCGTAGCCCTTTTCCCACCAATCCTCAGGAAGTTCTGGTTGACCTTCGTACCCCAAGCTTCGCATGACACGAGATGGCTTAGCATCTGATGGAAAGTATTTATTGGGCTCTGGTATAATGTCTTCGTCGTGCGCGCCTTCTGGGAACCTATCGTTACCGGCTGAAGATCCAACCATGGCCCTTACAGGAATGTGCGTATACCCAAGCTGCTTAGCGGCAAGAACGCGGTGATTTCCTTCGCCAACAATTGAAGTGCGGGAGTTTTTGCCCGTGCTAATCAGCACCGGTTCACGCAACCCCTCTTCCTGAATTTCGTTGCGAAGCTGCTCCATACGCTCAGGAGAGTGGCGATATTCGTTGCCGCGATGCTCCATAAGCCAATCAATTGGCACATATTCCATGACGTGCTGGTAATTAGTGTTTTTGGGGCTGATGGGGACAAGGTGATGCTCACCTTCGTAATTTCCAACAATTTTAATTTTGCTGTTGTCGCCGTAAACCTCACCACCAGCGGCGTATGTGTGGTCAGGAAAATCAAAAGAAAAAGGATCGTACCGCTGGAACTGCTCAAATGGATTGTCAGAACGTCGGGCAGGGAGCCTTCCGCCCATGGAGAACTGGAGCGGCTGCCGCATTTCTTCAGGGTTAGACTCACCAACCTGTGGCAAAGGCACACGCGCAAAGTTTGGATCAACCATGGCCGCAATGTTTCGTGCGGTCATGATTGCTTTGCGGATAGCCTTTGGGTCTTTCATTCGCCTTCGCCTTCGTTGAATTTGCGCTCTGACGGGCCTGCCAATGGCTCGACAGCCTCAGCCTGCTCTGGGTGCATCACAAGGTCGCGGGCAAGCTGCAACATGGCAACACGCTCACGGCTCTGGCGGTCCAGATCGCGGTTCTGATCTTCAACCATGCGCTCTTGATGGCGGACGCCAACTTCGCTTTGCTTGGTTTGGGCATTGATCAAATCCGCCTGCGCGGCAGTCATGGCTGCCTGACCCATTTCTGGCGCATCCTGCTTCGGCGCAAAGGCACCGGACTGGATCTTGGCTTGCGTTTCTGCCTGACGCGCCTGCGCTTCGATCATACGCGCATTTGCGGTGATTTCGTCGTTCTTCATCTTAGCCTGAGCCTGCAACAATTCAGGTGGCGGCGATGCCTGAGCATTTGGCGGTGCCATGAACTGCGATGGGTTCGACCAGCCGATAGCCTGCAACGCAGCAACGTCGATGGCGATTGGATCGTACATCGATGGGTTTGCCTGCTGAAGCTGCTTCAGGGCAGTGATCTTCATGATGCGCTGGCCCTGTGACGCCGTGTTGGGGTCAGCCTGTGGCGTCAGGTCAAAGTCATTCAGCGCCTGAATGAAGGTTGCCTGATCCCATGGCATCGTCGGCTTTGAGTTGCGCTGCCAGAAGCTTTCTGGGTGTTCGCGGAAGCGGTCGCACAGCAAGCGGAATTCTTCAGCCTGAGCGGAATGAAGGCGCTTGTGGACGGCGTTCATGACCTTGGTAGCCTGCTCAATCATCGCAAGCGTGGTGCCCACAGGAGCGTCAGCGCGGCCTTCACCGACCTGCTGCTCAGATGTGCCACCAATACGCATGCCGGTCTGTGCCATGTCGCTAACAAGCTGCATCAGCGCCTGCGAAGGCGGCTGGTACGGTAATGGCATAACGGCTTGATTAATTGGCATGCCGCCAGTCTTAACAAGCGCACCGCCGCCGGGAGGTACGCGGAAGATGTTGGTGTTCTGCCGTGCCCCGGTGTCAGCCATCAGGAATCCGGGGAAGTTGGAATACATGCCCGCATCCAGCAACTCGCGCCATGCAGCCGTGATGGCGTTGGTGGTGTTGCCCAGAATGTGCAGGAGGCCAATGTCGTAAAAGCCAAGGCCCGGTACGAACGTATATTTGACGAAGATTTTCTTAGCGACCGGCAGGTCTGCTGTGTCTTCGTCGAAATTGCGGACAATCGACAGGATTTCCTTTGAGGAAACGTCAATGGTCACGCGGTATGGGATCTCAAGCCCCGATACCTTGCCTTTGTGCTTATGCTCAAAGCCCTTGATGTCCAATTCGCAATAGCATTCGTAAATCTCGCGGTCGCGATCCAGCGGATTGGTGGACTCAGTCGCAATACCCTGCTGGTCACGCTCTTCGCGCTGCAATGGATCAAGGCGGCGCATGCTAG